GGATAAAGAAACACCTACTCCTAAGAGGGAAAGTGGAGTAGGTAATGGTGAGAAGATAAACTCTCATTAACATAATTTTGCCACATTGTCAAACCGAGTCAACTGGTGTGCAAGTAAATTTAATATATATCTGATGCTTGTTAACTTCCTTAGAACCAAGCTCTTTCATCTTAATCATAGCTTCCTCATAGCCCGCCATCATACAATCGTAAGTGGAACTAAAAGGTGTAGGCCACGGATAAGGGTCTAAACATGCACCGTGAGTGTAGCTACATATAATTAAAGTTAACAAAATTTTCATTGACAATCCTATATATTATTGTAAATTTAAAAAAATATGAAAGGAAACGCATGACCGACATGAATAAATACAAAAATGTTTCACTAACGAAAGAAACATATAAGATATTAGAGACGTTATCAAAGGTATTATTGCCCGATGCTAAATTATCTATTGCAAAAACAATTGAAGCCATAGCCAACGAGAAAGCTAAAAAGTTAAATGGTAAAGTTAAAAAAAACACAAGTTAAACATCTAATTTGCAATACTTGCAAAGGTAATGGATATATTAAACTAAAAATATACACAGGAGACACTAAAGTATTTCAATGTTGGGACTGTGATTCTGAAGGAGAGTTTTATGAAACTGTTGAAAAAAACGACACTATTGGTGATAACGATACTGACGTTACTACAAAGCTGCACTAAAATAGAGTTTGATAGCTTTAACCCTACAACATCAACTTTTAAATGGGTACTATCAAATGAAAGACACTGATATATCTTATATAGCGGGTCTTTTCGATGGAGAGGGCAGCATAGATTTTAAAAGAAGAAAAGAATATAGAAAAAACAGAAAAGGTGAAAAATACTTGTGTAATGTGATGAATATAACAATGCGTATAGAAATGACTCACGAATCTATTTTGATATGGATAAAAGAAAAGTTAAAAATAGGCACAGTTAGAAAGAGAAATAGATCACCAAGTATTAAAAAACATTGGAAGGATAGATGGACTTATACTTTAAGATTTAGACAAGCATATTATGTCTGTTGTCTGATATGGCCTTATGCCCACGTTAAAATGCCAGGAATACAAAAAATCATAGACCATTATTCTAAGATAGATGGTATCGTAATGAATGATAAAATTGTTAATTTAGAAGAATATAAACAAAGGATGACGTTAGAATGAAAGTAAAAGAAGAAGATTACGAGGATATTTACGATTGCATTGTAACCGGTCAAGTGCCTGTTGATGTAATAAATGAATATTTTCAAGACAAAGGTTTTCACGAATATTATAAGGAGAGATCAAGATGACAGATAAAAAAGACGATAAGATAAAAATAGAAGTATCCACCTACAACTGGGGACCGTGTGTAGTAAAAGTAAAAATACTAGATGATTTTAAAAAAATATTGTTAGAAGAAGCTAGAAAGAATGAAGAAGATTACGCATCTAAACTAGCAGGACAAATAAGAAAAGAGACTGGTTACAGTGAAGAGTCGAGAGCTAAGATTATACCATACTTATCGCCGTATCTTGGTGTGTACGATGTGGCTTTTCAAAGATACCAGAATAAAGAATACGAGTTTGGTAAACCAGAGTATGCATTGACTGCTTTGTGGTGTAACTATCAACGTCAGTATGAGTTTAACCCACCGCACGATCACGATGGTAAATTATCTTTTGTGATATATCTATCGATACCTGACCCATTGAAGAAAGAGAATAAAGAATATAAGGGAAGATCATGTGGACCTGGAGGTATACAGTTTATGTATGGTGAAGGGACCAGAGATTGTATTAGTTATATGTCATACTTTCCTGAAGAGGGTGATATGTTTATTTTTCCTGCGTGGTTGAAACACTGGGTAAGTCCTTTTAATACTGATTGCGTTAGAGTATCTGTTAGTGGTAACGTCCACGACTCGGCGCCATTGAACCAGATTAAAAAGGGTAATCTAAAAAAAGAAAAGACTGAAGATGAAGAATACCTAGACGAGTTGAAAGAGAAACTATGAGACGTAAAATATTTGAATATAATCCTAACACCGATGTTATACGTTGGAGGTACGAGGATGAATCACACGATGACTTTGGCTGGCCTAACTATGGTCGAATACTTAAACAAGAAAAAAAGACTTGTTTAGATTGGTTTACTGTAGATGATTCGGAGGCATATAAAAAATGGAAGAAGAACTTAAATAAATGATACCTTTTCCTAATAAAAAATATAACATTATTTATGCTGATCCACCATGGAATTTCAAAACATGGTCAAATAAAGGTAGAACTAAATCTCCTAAATATAATTTAATGAGTATAGAAGATATTAAAAGTCTTCCAATATCATCTATTACTAATGATGATTGTATGTTGTTTATATGGGCTATTTATCCAATGTTAGATAAATGTTTAGAAACAATAAAATCATGGGGTTTTAACTTTAAAACTTGTGGTTTTGTATGGATTAAAAAGAATAAAAAAACCGATAGTTTATTTTGGGGTTTAGGTTATTGGACTAGATCAAACAGTGAGTTGTGTATTATCGCAACTAAAGGTAAACCTAAAAGAATTTCTAATAAAGTTCATCAAGTAATAATAGATAAAATTAGAGAACATAGTAGAAAACCTGATTGTGTGAGAGATAAAATAGTTGAGCTTTGTGGAGATCTACCTAGAATTGAATTATTTGCTAGACAACGAGTAAAAGGTTGGGATTGTTGGGGGAATGAAGTTTAATGACTGTAGGATACGGAATAGGTATGTTTGGATATAACATGGTCTGTTTGTTAATAGGACTTGCCATAGTGTATTACGTAATAAATAGATTTTTATGAGTAAAACTAAACGTGAAAAATGGGACGGAAAATCAAGGGTTTCGAACGATTTGTATCGAAAAAACTTTGATGAAATATTTGGAAAAAAAGAACAGGATGAATTGAAAGAAAGCTATGAACAGTCAAAGCGTAATAGATCGGATAGAGCTAATGATGAGTGATAAGGATTTAGAAGAGTATAATAATATAGGTAAACCGATTAAGTGGAGTAGTAGGTATTCCTATGTCAGTGGTACACGGCACGATGACCACGGAACACGGACCTATGATGTAAATGGTTCTAGACTTCCATCCGTTACTACGATATTAGGCGCTACCAAAGATCAACAATTTTTAAAAGATTGGAAGGCAAAAGTTGGAGAAAAGGAAGCTGACAGAATCAAAAACTTATCTAGTAATAGGGGGACAGCTATGCACAAATTCTTGGAATCTTATGTACAAGGAGTTGGTTACGATGATCTTACAGAACTCGGACAAAAGGCGAAAACCATGGCCAAAAAAATTATTGAAGTGGGTCTTGCACCGGTTGAAGAAATATACGGCTCAGAAGTCACGTTGTATTATCCTGGGCTTTACGCTGGGTCTACTGACCTGGTTTGCAATCACAATGGTATGGATACTATTGTAGACTTCAAGCAAGCGAACAGACCAAAGAGAGAAGACTGGATTGACGATTACAAAATGCAGATAGCAGCATACGCCATGGCACACGATTACGTGCATAAATCGAACATTGAACAAGGTGTTATTATGGTATGCACACCTGACCTATACTACCAAGAGTTCAAGGTTTCTGGAGCTGATTTAAGGTCTTGGAAACACAAATTTCTCAAACGATTAGATATGTATCATGAGTTGAAGTTTGACGAAAAAGAGGCAGTTGACATAAATTTGCCACAATTAGAAAAGGAGATGAAAAATGAACGATAAAATGTTTTTAGCTTTGATGAAAAGATACGAGTCAGAGATAGAAGATGCAGTCTACAGAATAGATGCAATTAACGAACATAATCTGATTATACCTGAACATACAGATATATTGGGTGAAGTTGACAAAATGTTACAAAAAATTTCAAGCGCAGAAGATAGATTGGCCGCTTTAAGGCGACATTACGGCAAAAAATAGGCATTTTACCAATTTATATAGTATTATTTTACGGGTGAATAAAATATTTTTTATTGTCACGAAATAAAGTGTACTATGTGTACTTTTGATCGTTTTTTAGCATAAAATATAGCTTTTTATAGGACAAATTATAGTACACTTTTTGATTTATGGGACAGATTAATATGTACTACCAATTTCGCTATCACGTGCGGGAATGCATATTTTAAAAAAATAATTCTATGATATAAACCTACTATGCCTAAGAAAAGAAGAAAAAGCGTTGCCTCAACTGTAACTCCCGACATACCTTTTCCTAAAGTCCGAGTGGAGTGGATCGATTGTGTGAGTGATTCGGGCTGGGCTACCGACAAAGAGTTTGACAGAATGAAATTAGCAAGACCGGTAAACGAGGGTTGGTTATACTCTAAGGATAAAAAATCTATAAAACTATTTGCATCTTACGATAAAGAAGATGACGGAAGTTTTACTTTTGGGGATCGGACGATGATTCCGAGAGCTTGGGTAAAGAAGATTCAGAAGTTGTAGGTTCTTCTGGTGTTACATTTATCAACTGTCCATAGTCGTCTAATATTTGTTTCATCTTTGCTTCTAACTCTTGTTCTGATAAATCATCAAGCTTTCCTGTTTTTATTATTTTCCTATCTATGTATAATCCTGCTGCTTTTCCACGATTTGCTTCAGCGTTTACTGCGGAAGAAAAAGATCCTTTCTTTAATGCAGCTTCACGAAGTCTTGCGAGTTCTGCAACATGCCCTTCGTAGGTCACTTCGTGTTTTCGTAATCTTTCTTCTCTCAGTTCTCCCACGTATTTTACTACAAGTGGTGATAATTTTGGGTTTGTTAATTCCGATCCTTCTTGCCTTGCACGTTTGGGGCTATAACCAGCTTTGATAGCAGCCTCCGATTGTGTCAAAGGTCCGTTTTCATCACCAAATACCAAAAATTCAGCGAATCTTCTTTGCATTTCTGTTAATCTTTTAGGAACTCCCATATTTGACAATTTAAGGTAACACGTCTATAAAGTCAACATATGAAAGATGACAGAGGAGATCTCGATTTAACCAAACAACTTCAAGACTTAAACAGTCAAAATGAGGGTTTAAAAAACCTAATTAACTTTCAAAAACAGGAGATTTGGGAGCTCAAAAAGATTAAGTTTGAAAATGAACAAAACAAAAATTTAATTTTTAATTTAAAAAAACTTATTGAGGAGATTTCTAAAAATGTTCGTTAAACACTTACAAGAGTATTTAGATAAATTTACTGAAGGACGTAACGGGATGAAGGGTAATGCGGTCAGTAATGCGAGAATTTATATTATGACTAGTAAAGGTTATTTAGAAGAGATTAAAAGGATTGAAGTTCACGAAAGCAACAACCCTAATGATACTTCAATCAGGGTTGTGCTTAAACCTAACAAAGAAGAGAAATTAATTCTACCTCCTGGATACATCAAAGACTATTGATTAAAAAGGAATATCATCGTCTAACTTTTGTTCCTCTTGTTTTTTCTTCTTCCAATCCAAATATTCTTTTTTATTTTTTTCTTCTTCGTTCCATTGACTATTTAAGATATCTCTCATTGCTTTTTTTAATTTCTCAAGACTATCTTCAGTATCAATTAAAACTACTATTTTATTAATTAGATCTAATTTATCTTTCTCCATTATCCTACCTCCTTTCTTATGCACAACTCAAGCAATATCGCTTGTCCGATGGGCTTTGATTCTTGTATAAGGGTTCGTCACAATTTTTTGCTTTGCAAATTGTTCTACCTTTATGATAGTTTTCTTTTTCTATTTGTAACAGTTCGTCAAAGGTTTCATTGCCTTTTAATTTAACTCCGTTAAAAGTTTCTAGTCTTTCAACTTGTTTATAATTTATTTTTTCTTTCATTACTCCTCCTTTCTTTTAAATCCCATAAATGGGATCTTGATAGTTTGGATTTTTTACTTTTGTTTTTTTAACATAAGTATATTTCTTTTCTATTAAGTCTATTTGCTTTTGAGTTGCCATCTCTTTAATTTGCAATTTAAGATAATTTTTCCAAGCCTTTTCTTTTTCTTCCCTTATTTTATCTCTATTCAACTCTAACTCTTTTAATTTTTTAGTATCAGATTTAAGCCATCTTTTTTTAAATCTTTCTACTTCTTCAATTATATACTTATCTGTTGTATTAGCGTTCCAACCTTTAATCCACGTATCCATATTATTTATCCTCCTTTTTTTCTTTTAAACAGTCATCACATATTAAATCAAAATCATTTTGATTAATGTCTTTCATTGTTCCATATAATTGAACATTGTCACATTTCGAACAAATATCAAAACCTTGCGTTGGATTGTCTTTCATTATTTTTCTTTGTTGTTGTTCATTTAGTTTCATTACTCCTCCTTTCCGTAGTTTGGTAATCCTTCAAATATCATCATTACACTCATAAAAAATAATAATATTGAAACGACTTGATGAGATGTATGCAAAGCTATAATTAAACTTACTTGAGCCATTGCAACACCTAATAATACTAATAGTAGTCTCATTTTTTCTCCTTTCTTTCTATCTTATTCTTATACCTTATATAATAAACCTTCTTACTACTCAAGATATTTCTTATTGTTTGCTCTTTTATCTCGTGTAGTTCGTTATTAATTGGTTTATATTCTTTTTTACCTATCATTTTTCTTTCTTACTTGTCCTTTATAGTCCTATATTTGTAAAAGTCAACCATAAAAAACACCTTGTTTCTGATCTCATCAGTTGAGGAATAACCTCAATACACCCCCAAGTTGAGGGTGTTTCGATCTAGTTATTATTTGTCAATAGCATATTATAACCAACTATGCTTAATTGCGTAGCCATCATCATATAAAACTTCTGATAATGTATAAACAAGATGAAAACCCATATCCATTCCACAACCACCAACTTTAATTCCACCACCACAACGATTTTTCCCTTCTTTCCAATCAAGAGCTAATGAAACCAATCTTGTCCAATCAAGAGGATAATCTTTTTTGATTTGTCTTACTGATATATGACGCATCATACCAGATTGAGACACATGATTTAATTGTGTCCACAATGTATCACCTTTTTTTATTTCTTCTTTTAGTCTTTTAATTGCTTCTTCTTTTGTCATTCTTTCTCCTTTGTTATATATCTAGGATAATATAGGATAATAAAAAAATAGATATGGTCAAAAGTGTCGCACCCCTACATATAGATTTACAAGTACTATATCTAGGTTTATTACTTTCAATCGTATTGATTTATAATACGCTTGTTACTCTAAATATTAATGAAGAATGAAAGTAAATTTTATCACGAAATCAAAAAGAACTTACCTCAAATTAGTTGGACTAGACTTGAAAATTTTGTCATACTTGGGACTCCTGATCTATTGGGCTACAATATTAATTGCACCTTTTTCACAGTAGAGCTAAAAGTTGCAAGAGGTAACCGAATTACTTTTTCACCTCACCAAATTGCGTTCCATCTTAAACACCCAAAGAACTCTTTCATCTGTGTCAGGGGGCAAGGTTCGAGATCCGTGAAACTTTTTGAAGGCTCCAAGATCCGTGAACTTTCAACCAAGGGTTTAAAGCTGGAACCGGTCGCCACGGGCTTTGATGAAATATCCAAGGTCCTTGGATCATTGTGATCATTACTAGTAATAATCGATAAGTTATCACTAGTAATAATTCCTGGTCCTTGGTGCCTGGAGCTTGGCCAAGGGATCCTAAACAAAGGCTAAAATCTAAAATATTTACTTTACCGATCCCCCCTTTTTCACAAAAAAAGTTACTTATATTGTGTACTTGTGCAAGACTTACACTGTTATGGTTGGTAAAATCGTTTTCAAAAGGTATAGTAACCCTGAAAAAATTTTTCAAAATTTTTATTGGTTTGGAAAAAAATTTTTCAAAAATTTATATGGATTTGAATAACGTTGACATAAGTAAACTACCTGCAGATGTAAGAAAAACATTCAGAAGATTGCAGGTTATGCACGCTGAAAAAAAGATACAGAACAAAGCTAAGAATGATTTTTTATCTTTTGTAAAATGTGTGTGGCCTGATTTTATTGAGGGATCTCATCATAGACACATAGCCGATAAATTTAACAAACTTGCAACAGGTGAGATAACAAGATTAATTATCAATATGCCACCAAGACATACCAAGTCAGAGTTTGCATCCTATCTTCTGCCAGCATGGATGGTGGGCCGTGATCCAAAGTTAAAGATCATACAAGCAACACACACGGGTGAACTCGCAGTAAGATTTGGTCGTAAAGCAAAAAATTTAATCGATAGTGATGATTACACAAAAATTTTTAAAACAAGATTACAAGAAGACAGTAAAGCAGCTGGACGATGGGAAACGGCACAAGGCGGTGAATACTTCGCAGCTGGTGTTGGTGGTGCGATCACAGGTCGTGGTGCAGATTTATTAATCATTGACGACCCACACTCAGAGCAAGATGCAATGTCCAAGGTCGCTTTAGAAGGAGCCTACGAGTGGTATACATCAGGTCCACGACAAAGGATGCAACCAGGTGGTAAAATAGTTTTAGTTATGACTAGGTGGTCAACCAAAGACCTAACCGGTATGTTAGTTAAAAATCAAACAGAAGCAAAAGCTGATCAATGGCACGTGGTGGAATTTCCAGCACTCATGGAACATGGACCAGTATGGCCTGAATATTGGAAACAAGACGAACTTGAAAAGGTCAAAGCAACACTACCCGTTGCCAAATGGAATGCGCAGTGGATGCAAAATCCAACTGCTGAAGAAGGTGCAATATTAAAACGTGAATGGTGGAGAACTTATGACAGTGATACTATTCCACAAATACAACACGTAATACAATCTTATGATACTGCGTTTCTTAAAAAAGAAACCGCAGATTATTCCGCTATCACCACTTGGGGTATTTGGTACCCTAGTGAGGATGAAGGGGCTAATCTTATACTGCTCGATGCCATCAAAGGTAGATACGAGTTCCCTGAACTTAGAAGGTTAGCCCTTGAACAATATGATTATTGGAAACCAGAAACAGTCATAGTTGAAGCAAAAGCATCGGGTTTACCTCTGACCTATGAACTTAGAAAGATGAATATACCAGTTGTGAACTTCTCACCATCGAAGGGGAACGATAAGCATGCTCGTGTAAATGCGGTTGCACCTTTGTTTGAAAGTGGTATGATATGGGCTCCTAAGCAAAAATTTGCAGAGGAGGTCATAGAGGAGTGTGCAGCATTCCCTTATGGCGATCATGATGACTTAGTTGATAGTACAACACAAGCTATTATGAGATTTAGACAAGGAGGTTTAATTGACCACCCTGAAGACTACGTGGATCAAGGACAACCTAAACCAAAAAGGATTTATTATTAATGTCTTCTTTAAGAGATAAAGTTTCAAAAAATTTTAGCAAATCAAAAAAAACTGAATTTGAAAGACGTGTTAATGAACTAAGCGGAGCTATGTCAGAGATGGCTGCCATCCAGTTAGTTTTAGGAGAAATGTTCAGAGAAGGAAAAGAAGATGGTGGTATTATGAGTGGTGATGTGTTAGGAAAAATAGATTTGATGGGAGACCTTTCCGAAGAAGATAGAAAAACTTTTTTTAACTTAAGAAAATTATTATTTTCTGCAACAATCAAGGATAGACCAGGTTATGCTCAAACTATGTTAGAAGTATTAAATCCTTTCGATGATAAAGATGCAGATTCTAGAACTGCACCAGAAAGAGCTAGAGAATTTGATATAGGAAATAAAAGATTAATATATGGTATAATATCTACAAAAGATGATTCCGAAGCAAGAAAAAAATTTATAGAAAAATTTACAAAAAATTATGAAAACATAATGTACCCTGCTGGTAGAATGGCAGAGGGCGGTATTTCAAAACTACTGGGTGAGTAATGATTAAAAAACTAACAACTACCATACCCCCTTTGCGTGGACCTAACCCTCAAGGGTTGAATGTTCCTCTAAAACAAGTTAAAACGATCAAACTGGAGAAATTAAATGGCAGAAATAGACAAGTCGCTACCCAATCAGACAAGAACAGAAATAGAAGTTCCATCTGAAGAAATCGACGTAAAAGAACAAACAGTAGAACAAGCACCCGTTGAAGTTACACCCGAAGAAGATGGTGGTGTAACATTAAACTTTGAACCTGGTGCAATAAACATTCCTGGAACAGAATCACATTTTGATAATCTTGCTGACATTTTACCAGATGATGTTTTAGCTCCTATTGGTGGAGACATGGTTCAAAATTATATGGACTATAAAGCATCAAGAAAAGATTGGGAACAATCTTACATACAAGGTTTAGATCTTTTAGGATTTAAATATGAAAATAGAACAGAGCCTTTTCAAGGAGCTTCAGGTGCAACTCACCCAGTCCTTGCAGAAGCTGTTACACAATTTCAAGCGCAGGCTTACAAAGAATTATTACCAAGTGGTGGACCTGTAAGAACTCAAATCATTGGAGTAAAAAATTCACAAACAGAATTACAAGCACAGCGTGTTAAAGATTATATGAACTATTTAATTATGGATCAAATGAAAGAGTATGAAGAAGAGTTTGATTCTATGCTTTTTCATTTACCACTAGCTGGTTCTACATTTAAAAAAGTTTATTACGATGTACCAATGGGTAGAGTAGTTTCAAAATTCATACCAGCAGATGAATTAGTTGTGCCTTACACAGCAACTTCAATTGAAGATGCAGAGGCTGTTATACACGTTGTTAAATTGTCAGAAAATGAATTAAGAAAACAACAAGTAAACGGATTTTACTCTGATATAGATTTAACACCACCAGGAACTATTGAACAAAACTCTGTAGAGAAAAAAGAAAGAGAATTAGATGGAACTAAAAAAGTTGGTAAACAAGAAACTATGTATACACTCTTAGAGTGTCACGTAAATTTAGACTTAGAAGGTTTTGAAGAAGTTGGTGCTGATGGACAGCCAACAGGAATAAAATTGCCCTACATTGTAACTGTAGAAGAAGGCAGTCGAGCAGTACTCTCTATTAGGAGAAACTTTGCACCCAACGATCTAAAGAAAAATAAAATTCAATATTTTGTACATTTTAAATTTCTGCCAGGACTTGGATTTTATGGCTTTGGATTAATTCATATGATTGGCGGATTGAGCAGAACAGCGACTTCTGCTCTCCGTCAACTATTAGACGCTGGAACATTATCTAATCTACCAGCTGGTTTTAAACAAAGAGGTGTAAGAGTTAGAGATGAAGCATCACCCATACAACCAGGTGAGTTTAAAGATGTTGATGCACCAGGCGGTAATTTACGTGATGCATTTTTTCCATTACCATACAAAGAACCATCACCAACATTATTAAATTTATTAGGAGTAGTTGTGTCCGCTGGTCAAAGGTTCGCTGCTATTGCTGACATGCAAGTGGGCGATGGTAACCAAGCAGCGGCGGTTGGAACAACAATAGCATTATTGGAACGTGGATCACGGGTCATGAGTGCTATACACAAAAGATGTTACGCAGCTATGAAAGATGAGTTTAAACTATTATCTAAAGTTGTATCACAATACTTACCACCAGAATATCCATACGATGTTGTTGGTGGAGCACGGAACATTAAACAATCTGATTTTGATGATAGAATAGATGTCATACCGGTAGCAGATCCAAATATATTTTCTATGTCACAAAGAATTACTTTAGCGCAAACACAATTACAATTAGCTACATCAAATCCACAAATTCATAACTTGTATCAAGTTTATAGAAACATGTATGAAGCAATCGGTGTTAAAAATGTAGATGCCGTATTACCACCACCAGCCCCTAATGCACCAATGGATCCAAGTATGGAACATATAAATGCTTTAGCTGGTAAACCTTTTCAAGCTTTTCCAGGTCAAGATCACAGAGCACACATAACAGCTCACTTAAACTTTATGTCGACTAACATTGTTAGAAATAATCCTGCAGTTATGGCTTCTATACAAAAAAATATTTTAGAGCACATTAGTTTAATGGCACAAGAACAAATACAATTAGAGTTTAGAGAACAGTTACAACAAATGATTATGATGCAACAACAAGCAGCTCTAAATCCACAGATACAAGCAAACCTACAAGCGTTGACAAATCAAGTTGAAGCTAGAAAATCTGTGTTGATAGCTGAGATGACACAAGAATTTATGCAAGAAGAGAAAAAAATTACATCACAATTTGACTCTGATCCTCTTTTAAAACTAAAAGCTAGAGAAGTTGATCTACGTGCTATGGAAAATGAGAGAAAAAGAGATAGTGATGTGGCACAACAAGACATCGCAAGAGCAAGATTGATGCAACAAGGCGATATTGCAGATGAAAAAATGGAACAAAACGAAAAATTAGCTAAATTACGTGCTGGAGTTAGTCTTGCAAAGACTGGAGTGCAACAAGCTAAGGTACAAATTGAGGAATAATTATGCCATTGACTAAAAAAGGTAAAAAAATTATGAAATCCATGAAGAAACAGTATGGAAAAAAGAAGGGAGAAACAGTTTTCTATGCATCTCGTAACAAAGGTGTTATAAAGGGTGTAGAAAAAGGCAAAAAAAGGAGCTAAAATGCAAAAACTTGATAAAATCAAAGATGTTAAAGTTGCAGAGCAGAGTATTGAAGTAGATCCTAGATCTAAAACTACTGCTGACCAAGCTTTTAACTATATTGCTACAGGAAAACCTGAAATGCCAGTTGGCGGTCAGAAAAGAATGTTAGCAGAAAAGAAAAGAAACTCTAAAGCGTACTAATTATGTGGTTATCGGCAATTAAATTAGCCGTCTCTGCAGGAAGTAAAATTTACGCTAATAAGCAGAAGACGAAAATGGCTATGTCTGATGCACAATTGATGCACGCAGAGCGTATGGCTAAAGGCGAAGAAGCTTACCAAGGTAAACTTTTAGAAGCTAGACAATCAGACTGGAAAGACGAGGCAGTTTTGATAATTCTTAGTTTGCCCGTGTTGGTGCTTGCATATGCAGTAATATCAGACGACCCAACTGCTATGGACAAAGTAAAATTGTTTTTCGAGATGTTCTCGCAACTGCCGTCATGGTTCACTAATTTATGGATTCTTGTAGTAGCGAGTATTTATGGTATAAAGGGTACACAAATTTTTAGAAACGGAGGAAAAAAATAATGCCAAATAATAGATTTAATAAACAAGTAACACCTAAAGGTTATAAAGTTGGAGGTAGAGCTGGTAAAATGGGTGGCGGAATGATGAAGAGAACCATGTTAAAAGACGGCACTAAACTTAAAATGGTAACTAAAAATGGAAAAAAAGTTCCGTTCTTTGCTGCTGATGGTAAAGGTTCAAAAGATCTTGGAAAAGCTGCAGGAGCAGGAGCAGGAGCAGCTACTGCAAAATTAGGTAAAACTGTAGGAGCAGGTTTAACAGGATCAAAACTTAAAAAATTAAACCCAGGTCTTAGATCTTTTATGCAAAAGAAAATGAAAAATAAATAAAATGGTTAATAGATTATACAATAAACAAGTTTCACCAAAAGGTTTTAAAGAAGGCGGAGGTGCTGATACTGGTAAGTTAGGAGAATTAAAAAGTAAACTTGGTGTTGGTCAAATTAAATTAGCTAAAGCACAAGAAGATTTAAGAAAAATAAAAAGATTAAAAAAGAAATTAGGTATGAAAAATGACTAAACTTTGTCCTAGAGGAAAAGCAGCAGCAAAAAGAAAATTTAAGGTATACCCTTCGGCCTACGCAAATGCATATGCTAGTAAAATTTGTGCTGGTAAGATTAAAGATCCATCTGGTGTAAAGAGAAAAGATTTTAGAGGCAGCAAAGCTGAGGGTGGACCAATGGATAATAAAAGAGAAATGGGTAGAGAGCAATCTACTATTCCATCACCAAGATTTGTAATGGGAACTAGACCATATCAAGGAGGCAGCACAAACTTTATAAAAAAAATTCCTTTTTCAGAAAATTTTAAAGAATCCATACAAAAATTAAAAGAAGAAAACCCAGGTTTTCGTGTTAGGAGACTCACTGAAGATGATCTTTTTAAGATGAGAAGAAGAACGGGAAAAAGAAAACCAAGGGCTGGAAAAATAGCACCAATACAAAGAGGACAACCACCAAAAAAAATTAAAACCCGACCAGTATCAAGATCTTCAAGAATGGGTGGTGGTTTAATGGAAGCGACTGCTAGATTAAAAAGACAAGGTTTACGTGGTGGTGGAATCTGCACTAAAGGAATGAATAGAGACGCTGTCGGAAAGAATTCCTAATGGCAAAGAATGGACTTGATAAATGGTTCAAGCAACAATGGGTAGACATTGGTAGCAAGAAGAAAGATGGATCTTTTTCAAAATGTGGAAGATCAAAGCAGAAAGCAGATGCAAAACGTAAGTATCCAAAATGCGTCCCACTTGCAAAAGCAAGACGTATGTCTAAAGGACAAATAAGATCAGCTGTTCAAAGAAAAAGAGCGGTAGCACAAGGTGTTGGTGGTAAACCAACTAATGTAAAAACATTTGCAAAAAGAAAACAAGCAAGAATGGGTGGATCTATGTCACCATCAAGCGACAGACCAAATCCATCTATGAATTCTATGATGAAACAAGCACAACAAAATTACACAGGTAGTTATATATCAGGAGATTTAGGTGGTGTTAAAGTAGGAAATAAATCTTACAAAAAATTTTATTCTAATCCTGGTTATAGAATGCCAAAAATATGATGAGAACAGATTACACAACAAGATCAAAATTTTCAAAAGGCACTATGCCTCCAAGAAATAAAAAAAATTTTAGACCCACAAGTAAAGGGGCTGGAATGACTGAAGCTGGAGTTAAAGCTTATAGAAGACTTAATCCAGGTTCTAAATTAAAAACAGCCGTGACAGGAAAAGTGAAGCCTGGATCAAAAGCTGCTAAACGTAGAAAATCTTTCTGCGCTAGATCACTCGGACAACTCAAAAGATCCTCAGCAAAAACACGTAACGATCCGAACTCACGTATCCGTCAGGCAAGAAGGAGATGGAAATGTTAAAAAAACAAAAGATTAAAAAAGTAATCAAAGGCTTGACTAAAGCATCTAAAACACATGCTAAACAAGCTAAAACATTAAAAGGAGTTATCAATGGCGGATCCAAAAAAGGGAACAGGAAAAAAGCCTAAAGGTTCAGGAAGAAGATTGTATACGGATGAAAATCCAAGAGATACAGTCAGAATAAAATTTGCAACACCATCAGATGCAAGAGCAACTGTTGCAAAAGTTAAACGTGTTAACAAACCGTTTGCAAGAAAAATACAAATACTAACAGTAATGGAGCAAAGAGCTAAAGTGATGGGTAAAAGTAAAGTTGCATCCATTGCTAAGAAAGGAAAAGATGCAATTAGAAAACGTCATAACAAAACTAATTAAATTTTTAAAAACAAGAGCCGAAGCATTGTCTATATCAATAACGTCAGGCAGTATTGACAATATGGAAAAGTATAGATATATAGTAGGACAAATAGCTGCTTTAGAAGCAGTGCTACAGGAACTCTCTAACCTGCTAGAAGATAAGGAGCAAAATGGAAAAGGAACAGTCATCAATATTGACCCCAAGTCAAAAAATTAAAGTACCAAATAATAAATTAGTAGGGGTTGAATCAAAAGATAAACAAGAACCAAAATTACCTAAACCAACTGGATGGAGACTTTTAGTTTTACCTTTTAAAATGAAGGAAAAAACCAAAGGTGGAGTAATACTAGCTGAAAATACTTTAGAGAGACAGCAAGTTGCATCACAAGTTGGTCTAGTAATGGCTATGGGTCCGCAGTGTTATAAGGATAAAGAGAGGTATCCTGAAGGTCCATGGTGCAAGGAGAAAGATTGGGTTATGTTTGCACGTTATGCAGGTAGCCGAATCAAAATAGATGGTGGGGAAATGCGTCTGCTAAACGACGATGAAGTGTTAGCAACAATTGATAGTCCAGAGGACATCTTGCATGAGTTTTAAACATAGGAAGGAGTAAGCTATGCCAGAAGAAGAAAAAAAGACGGTGCCCATCGATACATCAGGTCCTGATGCTACGATAGATATCGAAGAAGAAAAGGATGAGTCTGTTGTAGAAACAGAACAACCGAAAGAAGAAAAAGAAACCACGGAACAAGGAACAGATAAAACATTTGAAAATGAAAGAGAAACAAAGTTAGAAGAAAAAGAAACAAAGGATGACACAAAACTAGAAGAATACAGCAAAGGTGTACAAGCTCGTATTGCGAAATTAACTCGTAAGATGAGAGAAGCAGAAAGAAGAGAACAAGCTGCTCTTGATTACGCTAAAGGTGTAGAGGAATCTAGAAAAAAATTAGAGTCTAAATTTAAAAAAACAGACTCTGATTATATTAAAAAATTTGAGACTAGTATCAAAACAGGATTAGATGCTGCACAAAAAGAACTTGCCGCAGCTATTCAATCTGGCGATGCAGAAGCTCAAGTTGAGGCTAATAAAAGAATTGCAACTCTTGCTTTTGAGAACGCAAAACTAGAACAAGCCAAACAAGGTAAAGAAGATGACGAAGAGGTAAAACCAACAAAGCCATCTCAAGTGCAGAACGTGCCTAACTTTTCACAACCAACAGAAAATCAAGATCCTAAAGCTGAGGCTTGGGCTTCTAAAAATAACTGGTTTGGAACAGATAGAGCAATGACTTACACTGCTTTTGAGATACATAAGGATCTTATTGAGAAAGAAGGATATGATCCTAACTCTGATGAGTATTATGCAGAAGTTGATAAAAGAATACGAGTTGACTTCCCGCATAAATTTGATAAAAGTGATGATAAGCAACCGACCGAGCCCGTTCAGACGGTCGCTTCAGCTAAAAGAAGCGTAAAACCAGGTCGCAAAACTGTGAAACTCACTTCATCACAGGTAGCAATAGCTAAAAAATTAGGAGTGCCACTCGAAGAGTACGCAAAACAATTAAAAAACACGGAAGGAGCGTAAAATGGAAAAAGATAAAAATACTTCTCGTGCGAACCAGACACGGTCAAAATCTGAAAGACCAAAAGTGTGGGTTCCACCATCTTCTCTAGATGCACCCCCTGCACCTGATGGATTTAGGTACAGATGGATAAGAGCAGAAAGCGTTGGCTTTCAAGATACGAAAAATATATCTGGACGATTAAGAGAAGGATATGAATTAGTTCGTGCTGAAGAAGTTGAAAATGCATCTGACTATCCTGTACTTGAAGAAGGTAAATACAAGGGAGTGATTGGGGTAGGTGGCCTTTTACTTGCAAAGGTACCCGAAGAGATTGCGAAGCAAAGACAAGAGTATATGACTAATCGTCATAAACAAAGAAACGAAGCTGTAGAAAACGATCTTATGAAGGAGCAAGACCAGAGGATGCCAATCAATATTGAAAGGCAGTCTCGTGTAACCTTCGGTGGTACAAAGAAGAGTTAATTTTTTAACTATTTCTTAATCATCGGATTAATATAAACAACTATTGGAATAGGAGAAAACAATGGCTAATAGAAACACACAAGGTTTCGGTTTAATTCCTGCAGGCAGATTAGGTGGTGGACCATCTATTCAAGGTCAAGGGAAATATAAAATCGATGCCGGTCATAGTACAACTATTTACAATGGTGAATGTGTTAAAATCTCTAGCGGTTATGTAGTAGGCGGAAACGGTTCTGCTGCAAATATCGTAGGTGTTTTGAACGGAATATTCTTTAATGCGGCAACAACTTTGAAGCCGACATTTTCGAACTTCTACAAAGCA